GTCGCCCGACGCTACGTTGCCGTAGACTAGATTTCCGTCATCCCCGCCGCCGCCAGCCACGACACTGTAATTACCGGATGCAGTGTTAGCCATGCCGCCGCCGACAACCGATGCGATCCCGCTTGCTATTTCTGTCGCCAACCCGCGCTGACGCTGCCAGTCCACCGCGTATATGCCGCGCTTATTACCGCCTGTAGCGGCGTTGTCGGGGATAGCGGCAACCAGTGCCCCAGTGCCCTTGGGTGTGAGCGCGGCATCAACGTTAGTTGTCGCGTCAGACGGTATCCACGACGCCACCGGCACAGTGGCATTCGGCGCGGCGGTGTTTACGCCGCCGAGCCAGTTATAAGCTCCGAACGCAAAGACCTCCGCCGGGGAGGTGACAAACACATTCGAGGTGCCCGCCAGCGTAATCGCCGCGCCCGCTGCACTGGATGATAGGATCGTGGTGCGCGCCAGCAAAGTCCCGGCAGCCGTGTAGGTGCCAATCCCGACTTCCCACGCCGTGCCGCTGGTAATCGCGTAATAGGTCGTGTTGCCGTTACCGATCACCGCAAACGACTGGTAGCCGCTCACCGCCCCGGCAAGCGTTACCGTGCCGGTGCCAGTGGTGGCGGTCGTTTCCTGAACGCGGTCAGCCAGAGCAAGAGCCATTATGCGCCAGCCGCAGTTATGGAAAACGCGCTAATGGTAACGGCCTGGCCGGCAGTGACCGATGTATTGTCAAGCGTCATGTCGCCTCCGCCACCAGTGGTCGTCACCGACCCTTGAATGTGCGCCGTTGTGCCGTCGTTGGCATAAATGCGAAAATGGCCCGCCGTCCCGGTCGCGTCGGCACTAGCAACGGTCCATGAACCTAGCAGAACCTTAGACCCACCCGAAGCGGCAGACAGCCAATCGGACGGCAAAGGCAAAGTAGAAAGCACCGTGCCGCTATCCGCCGTTGCAACAGTTTCCGGCACAGACCCGCTGCGAAGTTTCAGAATTGCCGACGCGCCGACCGTGCTTTCGATTGTATCAAGAGCCGCGTTGCGCGAGGCTGTAGAAAATTGAAATGCCATACTTGCCTCGCTTTAGGACGTAACCGCCTTGATGATGGCAAACGCAATTACCGGGGATTCCGCCAAGGCCCCCGCCGTAACATTTCGGATTGTAATGGCCGCCGATCCCGCGCCGCATTGCGCGGTCAGCGTATAGGCGCCCGCCGTTCCCCCGGAGGCATGGTTAAGTATGGCCAGGTCGGTCGCTGCAATCTTAGAGTTGGTGAGCGTAAAAGTTGCAGACGTGTCGGCTGCGAGTGATGCCGCATTTAGCGTTATTGTGCCGCAAACCTTATTCAGCGTGACCGCTGTTGCTTTGGAGGTGGCCTGTGTAACGGCGCCACCCGCGCCAGCCTCATAGCCAATTGATCCGGTCGTCGTGAAATTAGGCCAATTCTTCGTAAGGGGGTTTATGGTTGTGGCGACTGTGCGCATCCAATCAGGAACCGATGCCCACTGGACCGGAACGATGCTCAAAACGAACCTCCGGGCGATTGGTAAAAGTCAACACCCGTTGCGAATGACCACGTTGCCCCCGCCGCAATATCAATTTGCGGCTGCAAAAACTGGCCTGTAACCCTGATCGTAATATATCCCGCCGGGGTAATTTCCGCCGCTTGCTCAGTTGTCTGCGCGTCACCGAGCCGCCCCGCTGAGCTAATGCCCAAGGTTACACCAGTGGTTGCGTCACCCGTCAGCCTTGCCCGCCTAACCCGCGTTTTACGGCCCCGGAAAGGTTCGGTGATTGCGTAGCGCAATGTTGCCTGCATATTGCTGGACGACCCCAGCGAATAAACGATATTGTCAGATTTCACGATAGTCAGCAGCGGATCGCCGCCTTTGAAAATTGGGTCGTCAAGCGAAAGCGGAACCGAATCCAACCCGCTAGGATACAACGTATCAATTGATTCCAGCGAAACCGAGGCGTTGACCCCGGTTGACAGCCCGGTAATTCCCGCACTGTAAACGTCGGTCCAGCGGTCCAACGTCCAGTTATAAATCCACAACCGATCCGGCATTGACCAAATCGCCAACGTGCGCTTGGGATCAATCACGCAGCGCATATAGTTTTCAACGTCCGGGCGGCTGTATGTTGACCAGAACGTATCGTTTATTTTCTGGTCGCCAATGTTGGTCAAATCCCCATCCATCACCGCGTAAAACCCGCGACCCGAAAGGAAAAACGTCATCCGCCCAAAGGTGGCAACCGAACCCGGTGTTACCGAGCCGATCCCGTCCGAAATCTTGTCGCGCTGGAATATCAGTGGAGAGCCGACATAGGAAAACCGATGGATGGCCGATTCCTGAAAAACCAACCCGTATTCACCCCCGGCAATTCCGGTAATGGCTCCGCCGTCGGGAAGTTGCTGAATATCGCATTGGTTGGTGCCAATGGTCCAGCCTTCGGCATTGTTGATCGAAGACCAATAAACCGTCGAGTTGGCCGATGAGTTTCCAGCGAGAAACACAAAGTCCCGGACAATCCCGATCATTGTGGCGCTCGGCGGTGTGCCACCCAAAGCCGCGCCGGTTGCCGTGCCAATTGTATATTTGACCGGGGCCGAGCCATTCACGCCAATCACAAACGCGCCATATTGCGCAAACCGCCACTGGGCCGAATATGTGCCCGAAACCTTATTGACCCAGGCGCTGGAGATATAGGCATACAGCCCACCATCGGTTCCCGCCAAGGTAACGGTTGTTCCGTCCGTATTGATAAACGAACCTCCGCCGCGCCACGTTGATGGCAGGGCCGTCGTAACCGCAGAGAAGTCCTTGATCGGTTTGTATCCTATGGTTGAGGGATAGACATTCCGCGCAAGTGCCAGCCCGGCGTGACCGTAGCCGGGAAGGTCGGGAAGCCAGGGGCCGAAGTCAGGCACCTTAGGCCGCCACATATGGTTTGCGATACAGCGGCGATGCCCCGTAACGCTGCTTGGCATTTAGCCGGTCCAGCTCGCCCAGCGCCTCATCTAGCGCGGACTTCCACAGGCCAAGCCGCTCATCGTTGACGATATAAGCCTCGCACTGGAGCAGCAGCCCATAATAATAAATGTCGGGATGAGCCGCCAGCAGCCAGTTGCTTGCTTGCGCGTCACCCAGCGCAGGAATGGTCTGCTGATAACGCAGGAACACAGTCCCGGTTGCCGTGGCCGCAGGCGTCGGGAACAGGTCCAGCGTTGTTCCGCTCATTACATAGGCCACCGGGTTGCCGGAGCGCAGCCCGTAAAGCCGCCGCGCCTCGTCGGGGGCCATTTGCTCAAGCGTAACCGGGGGCGACCCATCAAGCCACACGTCGCGCAATTGCCAGCAATCGGTCGGGAGGCTTACGTCCGAAGTCGGGACCGCGTAAACCGTCACCTCGCGCTTGGGTGAGTTGATTGTGCGATTAAACCGCGCCTCAACAAACGGCAAAAGCGCGGCGGCTTGAGCCGTGGTAACTTGGCTGCCAAGCGTATCAACCACTTGGGCGAGTAGGTCATTATAGTCCATACTCAACCCCTAGAAAATAATGCGATTGAGGCCGGGAACCAAATGGCGGTAATCGCTGCACGCCAACTTTTTCAACACCGCGTCTTGGTGTTTTGGGTTCCACATATCAATGCCTTCTTCCGCCAGCCATTTAAGGCCGAGCGAGGCGGGGACGTGACCTACGTGCCAAATGTCACCCCGGCGTTTGAAACCTTCGCTGCCTTTGTTGGCCTCCACCGCCGCGCGGGTTGATCCAACGTCTTCGTATTTAATTTCAACGGTGCCCTCGTCCGCGTCTGTAGCGCGGATAAGTTTGCGCAGGCCGTTAAACGAACCATCGTCCACGACTTCCCATTCCGGCATGGGCGGTCCTCCTAAAGAGGAAGGGCGGACCCGAAAGCCCGCCCCCCTTAGTCAGATCAAGTCAGATCGCGAACCGCCGCCGACGCGGCTTCATTCCGGCAGCGCAACGCCCATTCACGGCGCATCAGCTTGCGCTTGGCAAGGCCGGTCTGGGCCAGGTCTTCGACAACCAGCCCGTCAAGGTCGGCAATGTCCCAATATTCCGGGTCAATCGCCAGCGCATCACGCGCCGAGCAGAAGCGCGACGGAATGAACTGCACGGTGCCGAAGTCCGAAACGTAAAAGTCAGCACCAGCAACGATGGTAGCCTTCTTGTCGCCCGTCTCCCGGCGCTGCTGGGCAAGCCCTGCAAAACTAGCCGCAAGCTGCTTCTGCGTGCCGTTAGTGATGACAGCCTTGATGTTGCCACCCTTGGACCATGCCGACTGAAGAACCGTCTTCAGCAGTGCTTCAGTGTAGGTCCGCTGCGTGCCGTTGGTGGCTGCTGCAACGATGCCCGCTGCATAACCGCCGTCAGAACCAGCCTTCGAGGTGTTCGAGGTCAGCCAAGCCAGCGCGCCGGCAGTCTGGCCGGCGACCGAAGCCGTGGGCGCAACCGAGGCATAGTTGCCGGTGGAACGCAGTTCGATGTCGGTGTTAAGCTCGCGGCCCGCCTTCATCAGTTCGCGCGCCAGTTCCGACTTGCGGCCCGCCTTATTAACGGCCTCCACAGTTGTCGAAACGCCAACCACTTTGGTCGAAATCTGCGTGTAGGTGCCGACGCGCGTGGTGCTGGCGCGCGACAGGTTGGCGGTGTCATCGCCCTGTATGGCGTAGTTAGCGGCAGAAGCAGCGGCGAGGCCGTCGGTCTGCCATTCGGTGAAGGTGCTTGAAGCCGTGGCCCGCCCGATCATGCCGGTAAACGGGCAATCATCGGGGAAAAGCTGGAAAATCTTGTCGGCAAGATCTTCACGGACGCCAACGCGGGCAACCGCCTGGACGGTATTAGCAAGAACAGTCATGGTATCGTTCCATCATGGGAAAGCCGGCGTCATCACGACGCGGGCGAGAGGGTTGCGAGGCTAGAGCTTGACGCCCGTTGCCTCAAAATAAGCGGCGTAGTCATCGCCCGAGCGGGACTTGGTAGCCCGCTGGAAGGCGATATCAGCCTTGGCCTGACCAGAGATTGCACGGGCCGGTGCTGCGCTCGAAGTTTGCACCCGAGGCAAGGTTTTGGCCGCGCGAACCTTGTTCATTTTCGAGGCTTGGAACGCGTCCCACTTGTCCGCTTTGGCCTTCCAATCGGAGGCCGTTTTCAGCGCCAGCATTTCGGTTGCGTTGGCATTGCTCAGGGTGTCCGGCGTGAAGCCTAACGCTTCGCCGGTATCCTGCACGCCTTTCCACAAATCCGCTTGTTTGGCCGGGTCAAGAATCTCAGGCCATTCTGAACGAAGCCGGGCCTGTTCGCCCTGCACTTGATCCTGAATTGCCGCTTGATCCAATTGACCAGCCTGCCCCCGCACCATTTGAACCTGCTGCATTAAGTTAAAATGCTGGGCAGCCATCTGATCGAATAGGGCCTTCTGCTGAACATACGCCTGCGGGTTTTCCACCAGCAACGCCAAGTCAGGCTCTGCTGGTCGGAACGCTTCTGCATAGACTTCCAGTTCGGCGGCGTATTGACGGGCAACCGCCGCCACTTCGGCCTGAGCGCGAGTGGTTGCGTTGCGCGTGGCTTCCGCCGCTTCTGTGGTTTTGACGCGGACTTGTTCATTACGCTGGGCCTCCGATTCCGCCCATGCTTTCGCAAGCTCCGGGGCGGTTTCGGCAAGCTGCTTGAACGCGGCCTGCTGTTCTTTCTTCAGACTAACGGGCGGTTTGATGGCCTCTGACGGTTCATCCGCGTCGTCGTCTTCGCCATCCGCGTCAGCTTCCGGCTCATCGCCTTCCGCATCATCTTCAAGCTCTTCATCGTCTTCCTCGTCGGGAATGGGGGCGTCCGGTTCTTCGCCCGCAAACCTAAGAATATCGTCGAGGGGCGAACCGGACTCGGTGGCCTGCTCGACGGTTGCAGAATCCTGCTGGACCGTCATTTGCATTCCTTTATGGTGCTACTGTCTCACGACGTTGCAATTCCTAGATACGCTAGGAGCGTATTGGCCCCACAAGGGAGCTAATCTCTACATATACCGCCGTTTGGCATCGGGGATCGCCTGCATCCGTGTGGTATATTCCTTAGCGGCCTGCGCTACGTTGCCCCCGGAAACAATCGTGCGGACCATACCTTCAAGCTCGCGCGTCACTCGTGCGGCCAAGGCCAGCACTTGCAATTGCGTCACGTTTGACGGCTCAACCGCAGAGAGGCGCTCCAGATAGGTCCGCTGAACTTCAGCCAGCATATCTTTCAACCCGCCCTCTTCGTTAAAGAACGCGTCCCAGCGCCGCCCGCGCATGATCGGATCTTCAATCACTTAGCGACCCCCCCAAGCGAAAAGCCCGCCCCGCGAGGTCTGCCATCATCTTTTCGTGCGCTAATTCGCGTTCCATATCCTGGCGGCGCAGTTCAATCTGAGCGTTGAGTTCGGCTTGCTGCTGCTTTTGCTGGGCCTGTATGGTGGCGGACTGCGCTTTGATAATCGCATTCGTCTGATCGGCTTGCGCCTTGCGCTGCGTCTCAACGGCCTGCATTTGCATTTTGCTCTGCTGCGCCTGCGCCCGCGTCTGCGCCTCAATCATCTTTGGATCGGGCGGCGACTGCTGCGGTCCCGGCGCGTCCTTTGCCTTCGGGTCTTGCCAGAAATCAGCCGGGTTGCCCAAGGCTGCGTCTTTGATCCAGCCGGCGATGTTGCGGTAAAGATGTTCCGGGCCGCAGAGCTGCGCCTGCATTCCAAGCTGCTGGAATTGAAGCAACTGCGCGCGATACATTAGCCGCTGGTCTTTGCGCCCCGAGCCAAGCCCGACGCGGATCGAAACGTCTAGATCGTCCGACCATGTTTTGGGATCAACCGTCTTATAACCGCCCTCAACCTTAACTGCCACAGGGTCGCCTGCGTCAATCATTAGTCGCAGTTTCTTTTTGAAAAGCCGCGCCATCGCCTCGGCAAAGTTGCGCGCGATAAACTCCTCAAACTGCTGGCCCTGCGCCTGCATCAACGCGGTGCCGGTGGCGGTCTTATTTACCGCGTCCGCATCAATCCCTTGGTTAAGCCGTGTAATGCCGGTGCGGCTTTCGCGCTCGCCGACCAACATCTCCATCATGGCTAGGCCGTTCTGCGCCTGAAAAGGCTCATACAGCGGTTCAGGCTTGCCACCCGATCCCTTGCCACGAACAATCCCGCCGGGACGAACCGCAAGCAGATCGTCGATGGTGTTTTCGTTCTGGCATTCGTCCGGCAGCCATGTCCGTGGGTTGTTGGTTAGGTAAATGCCGTCAAGCGTCTGCCGCAAGATGACCGAACGGATGCGCTGAATATCCATGACCTTATCGGCCAGCGAATTGCCCACCATCCGGTGCGCGCGGGGAAACGGCGTGAACACCACAAACGGATTCTGCTCGACTTCCTGAATTGACAGGATTTCGCCTTCGACGCGGAACACCTGGACCAATTCAGCCACGCCGTCATCGTTGAGGTCAATGTTTAGATATTCTTCGCGCAGCCAGACCTTTTCCAGCCCCGGAACCGGCGTGTCGGGCAACAGCCCTTCATCCTGCCAGCGCGTGGTGTGGCGAATGTCATAACTGATATTTGAAAACGACAGCGGCAGGCCTTCAATCTGCTCGCGGTCAAAACCCATCTCAACCAAATCGCTCTTGGTCTTGAGGCACTTGTGGCACTTGTAACCAATGTCATCGACATCGCGCATCCGGGCCGAGAACAGAAATTCCTCAGACGGAATTGGCATATCCACGAAGCAAACAATCGGCTTGGTTGTCTCAACGTCCACCAAATAGGTGGTCGGGACTATGCCCGGCATACCCTGCGCCAGTGGCACACCTTCGCTCGCCTCTTCCGGCCCTTCCTCGCTGGGCGTTACAGCGATGACCTTAATGATTGGCTCGTCCATCAACGCCGCCAGAACGTCCTCGGTAACGCCTTCCACGCGCTCCCGGCGGCGCTTCACCTCGCGCCTAGCCGACGTTTTGATTACGCCGATCTTCTCGACCAGCCCGGATTGCAGGAAATCGGACAGAACCTTGTAACCGTCCTGCCCGCGCATGAAGATGTAATTGACGGCCTCGGTTGCCTCGTCGGCGCTGTCTTTATCGGCCTCTTCCTTAGCCTCAAACTCCACCACCCGGTCGCCGCTAATGCAGGTCCGCAACACAGAAATGGTCATGTAATCGACCACCTCGGCAACATCCGGGCTGACCACTTGCGAGCGGCCTTCCTCTTCGTCGCCAAATGGCATGGCTTCGTAATACTCAATTGCCGCCTGCTGCTGGTCGGCAAGCTCGGTTGAACGATACGACGCGGCTAGGCGTTCCTCGTTCTGCAAAAGGGCCACCAGGGCGGTTTCGTCAATCAAATCACGCCCCTTGTGGTGTAAGTAATCTTGCGAGATTGGCGAGGTTCTTCGTAAGCCACACACAACAACCCGAATGCGTCTGCCGCATGGCTTGACCAATTGTGGTTAGGCCCCAGCCCGATGCCGCGCTTTTCGTCGCGCTTTTCGTGATAGGCGGCCAACGCATCCAGGCCGGCTTGCGTTGTCTTGGCATTGAACCAAATCGCCGGAAACAACCGCCGTGCAGCTTCTATACGCTTCATGTCCGCACCCTTGCCGGCATTGGCAACGGTATCGACGTTGAACCCCGCAGCGCGAATATGGTCCTCAAACCGATCCGCGCTAACCTTGTCGCGCGCCGCGCCGTCGTGGGGCAGCACGCACAAGGCCGAGCCGTAACCGTTATCGCGCAGCCAATTAAGGTGCGCCGCAAGCGGTTGCCCCTCGGCCTCATAATAATTCAAAACCCGGACCTCGCGCCCAACAAACTGGGCGACCCAAATTGAAGTTGCGTCGGCAATCCCCAAATCCCAAAACGCCCGGTATTGCATCAGCGGGTCCGCCGCGACGTTGCCGATCCGGTGTTCGGTGCGGGCCAATTCAAGGCTTTCAGCGTAATAAGCGCCCTCGACCGCCGCATCAAAATCGCATTCAAACTCGCGCCGGTATTCATTGGCCGACATTTGCGATTTAAGCGCCGTCAGTTCGTCCGCCCCTATCAGCCCGGTTTCACTGGCCTTTAGCTTGAGCGCAAACCAGTCCGGGCTTTCGACCGCCGCCTGATACACATCGTAAAAAGCATTGCGGCCTTTAGGCGTCCCGATGAACAGCGCCCACCCCTGCCGGTCGGCCAGTGCTGGGCGGATAACTTCGCGCCACGCTGGCGGCGGTTGGTCCGCGTATTCATCCAAAACCACGCCGTCGAGGTAGATGCCGCGCATACGGTCGTAGTTGTCGGCGCCGTAGAGCCGTATCCGCGCGCCGTTGGGCAGATCAACCCTTAGTTCACCCTCGTTAGCCTGCGCGCCGGGGATTCCGCCCGTGTAGCGTTTGACGTAGTTCCAAACCACATCCTTGGCCTGCGCATAATACGGCGCGACATAGGCAAACCGGGCGTCCTGCTTGGTGCAGCGCAAGGCCGCGTCAATCAGGTCCATAATTGCCGCCACTGTCTTGCCAGCGCGGCGGTGGGCCACAACGCAGCCGAACCGTTCGCTCCGCATATGGAGCGGTTCAAAAGCGTCCCGGTGCTCGTAACCTAAATCAATTTCCGGCACGGGGGACGCCGGATTTGATTACCAGCGAGGCGGACAAACTGCCGCTAACCGATACCGAAATCAATTTAGGATAGATCGTTGACCAGAACGCTTTTTCGTTTTCCGGGCTTTCCTTTGCCCAATCAACCAGCCTGTTAGAGCCGCCAAGCTTTTCGGCAGCCTCGGCAATTGCGTCTTTGGCCTCCCGGCTTGTCTTATTGATTGAGCCTTTGGGGCGGCCCATGCTGGAACGGGGCAACTTTTCACCCACTAATTTAGTCATGTGATCTCGTTTCCCCGGCTCCCAAGGGGTGGGCCGGATATCGAGCGGGATTGCTCAGATTATTCTTCAGTCCACCAGATACCCACATCAAGCACCAGGCCAGCAGGCAGTGCCGCGCCGTTCAGGTTGATGGCGAGAAAGTCAGTCGCGCTACGCAGCACGGGGGACTTTTCGTTAATCCAGCCATACTGCGCAACGAAGCGGTCAATTGACGCGCTGCCGGTTGCGGAGACGCCAAGGCGGCCGCCGTCAATTGCGCCGATAGATGCACCAAGCGCGGAAGCGTTGGCGCTGTATTGCCGGACAACTGCGGTTGCGGCATCGTCGGTCCCGTCCCGCTGGCCTGGTGTGGGTGTGGTTGATGTGCCGCCGGTATTCGCGGCTGTGCGGCGGTGGATCACGATGGGGACGTTGCCGGCGCCGGTTGCAACACCCGAAACAACAATCTGGCGAACACGGATGACCTTAGTGGCCGATCCGCTTAGCGTCACAATATCGGTTGCCGTTGCGGCGGGCGACATGGCGTAAACCGAGAACCCATAAGCCGCGCGGGCTGGGTCATTATCAGCCATTGGAATTAGGCCGCGCGTTGTATCGTTCGGGGACAAGGCCGCATAGAGCGACCAAATTGTTTCCTTGGTGTTGCTCATCGCATTTCCTCGTCAGGCAGGAACAACAGTTCAAGCGGTGTTGTGTGTTCAAATATCGCGTCGGCAAGTTCCTGTTGGATTGCCTCAATCTTGCGCTCAATTTGCGCTAGGCCGCGCTTTGCCTCTATATGGCAAAGGTCAGCCGCAATGACGCGGGCCTCGTGGTCATCCACGTCCTGTTGTGCGGCAAGCTCAGTTTCCCGCCACAACTTCAAATTTTGGATAAGGCTGCAAACAGCGGTGAGGTCCATAAGCACCTCATAATTTTGCCCGTCACGCCAACCCATCGCGCCTACAAAGCCGCGCGTGCATATTGCCGGATGGGGACGGGCTGGCACGGCGGGGAAGGGGTATCCGCCGCGCCAATGCGAAAGGGCAGCAACCATTTCTGGCGCTGCCCCCTGATAATTGCCCCCGCGCATTTAAGCGGGGGCCTCACGCGGTGATCAATCCGCGCTGGGGTGTTTATTCACCCTAATGACCAACCGCGCCTGAGGCTATCCCAGACGCGGCTCTAGATATTGTCGCCTTGCTTACTTGATGGTCGCGGCCAAGTCAAGCGCCTATATCCCCTCCCGCTCTGCGATCTTGTCGGCCACGAAACAAACGATAGTGTGTGCACGTATCTCGCCGCCTCTGCTTCCATAGCCCAACCTGGACCCTGCAACGCCAGCGGGTTCGCCGTGCCAGCAGACGTTGACAAAACAATTCCAATAAGCATCAAGCCCGGCGAAATAGCCCTCTATCCGTTTTAGATCGGCCTTGGCATCCAACACCATGTTGCTGCAAACTTCGGTCGATGCGCAAGACGGTATGCGCTCGCCGTAATTGGCTGTGACGCGCGGCCTTGACCCGAGAATGTTCCACAACCG